AATACATTTAATTATTTTATGAATATGAATGGAACAACAGGTTTTCAACTATGGGGCGCCCCTGCTTCAATAGCAACAACAGGAAGTTTTTTCTGGCGACAATGGATAAATTCACAATATAATAATAATAATGGTAATTTTTTATTTGATTATTCAACTCAAAATGGTAGTTGGGGTCAAAGAGCATATATTAGTTCAGGCACAAGTGGTTATATCCAGATGAATTTTACAGGACAACATAGATGCGTTCCAGAAGAAACTGAATTATATAATGATGTTAATTCTTATATAGGTATGGTTGTAGAAAGCACAGGTCAATATAACTCTATGGATTTTGTAGATTATGAAGAAACTATAACTGGCGAAGAAGTCCAAGACGCTTATATAGACCCTACTACTGGTATTCACTATCCGGAAACAAAAACGCCTACTTCAAGAATAGAGAAAAAAACACGAGTAGAATATACCACAGAACCAACCATTAATGATTGCGAACCAATTGTAAAATTAACTACGACTGCTAAATCAAAAAAAGTATTTGGTGTAATATCAAATAAAGAGGATAATGATAGTAATGGTAATAGGTCATTTTTAGTAGGTAATTTTGGTTCAACATTTGGACTAAAAACAGACAATAGATTATATATTAATAGTTTAGGTGAAGGTGGAATTTTAGTATGTAATGAAAATGGAAATATTGAAAATGGTGATTTATTATGTTCTTCTTCTACTACTGGAATTGCTATGAAACAAGATACAGATTTTATTATGAATTATACAATAGGTAAGGCAACACAAGATTATAATTTTACTGGTAATGAAAATAAATTGATAGGTTGTGTTTACTATTGTGGTTGAAATAATAATAATATAAATTTAATATTAATTTTTAAAAATAAAATATAATATAAATATATAATGCATAATTTAATGGATATGAAAAAAGACACTTTTAGAGCAGTTCTAACAAATTCAAATGATTTAAGAAATGGTGGAACAATATCAGAACCAATATTTAATTTAAAATTTAATGGAAAACAGAGTAATTATGAATATATTGAGTTATTTGTTGATAATTTTGTATTAGATACTGACGATTTAGGAACACCCATTTTTAATATAAGAGCTGATTTTTATCAACCTAATTCTATATCTGGATACTCTAATGGAGGCAGTAGTGATATAATTGGAAGTGTTGTAAGTTCTAATCACGCAACAAATAGAACAATTGATTTAGGTTTATCATATCAAAATTCAACAGCACCTATTCAAATTTCAAGTATTCCGGATAAAGTAAAAATTACATTATCATCAGCAGAATCAAATGATGTTATTAATTTAATGAGTAATAATAATTTTTATGTTTTAACTTTAAGATTTTGTGCTTATTACCGATAATTAAAATATTATATATATATATAAATGGAATTATTAATGAATAGAGATTATCATGAAGCAATACAATTTTTAGATCCTGAAATAAGTAAACAGATAAGATTGGGAAATGAATTATTAAAAAAAATTCCTTTTCCTGAAAAAGAGCAAGGAGAAGAAGAGATTATATGCGGATTATCAAAAAAAGATTTTGAATTATATGGCTCAAAACTAAATTTTAATATTCCTAATGAAAATTTAAAATATATGGAAAAATTATTAATAGAAGAACAGAATTATTTAGGATTAATGGAATTACTAGAAAATCAATATCCATATAATAAATTAGTACCATATATTTTATATTCATATTGTAGAGATATATGCGGATTACCAATAAAAAAATCGGAAAATGATAGAATTAGAAGAGATTTAAAAGCAATTAAAAAAGCTTGTAATCATTTAACCAAGAAACAACTAAAAAAAGAAACAAGAAAAATTAAAGTTGAATTTTGAAGTCCCCTAAAAGTGGATAATCAATAATAATATATTCGCCATTTTTAGGGGAAATAAAAATATAGTATAGATATATATGAATCAAATTAAAAAATATATAAAAATATCAAATGATATTAAATGGAAAAATAAGAATAGAGAAAGATATAATGAATATATGAAAAAATACATGTTAGATTATAGAAAAGAAAAACAACCAACAAAAACTAAAAGAAAATTAGAACCAAAAACAGAGTTTTTTTTCAATAAAAAATATATAAAAACAATTATAGAATTTAATTAATATGGATTTAAATTTAAATCAAAATTATAAAAAGGTTTTAGATAAAGAATTTAAAAAATTCAAATCTTTTTTATTAGATACTGATGAAAGTTTTTATAGTTATGAAAAAAAAGATTTAGAATGTTTATTTTTATTTAGTATAGTTGATAATACAAATGCTATAAAAAATATTAAAAAAAAATTATTAAATAATAATATAACTGAAAAAAGTGCAAACAGATTTTTTTATTCAATAATGAAATTTAAATATAAAAATGAAAAAGGTTTGTATTCATGGAACGAAATTGAGGAATGGAATATAGATTTAGATGAAGTAAAAGAAACAACGACAAAATATACATTAATTTAAAAACTATTAACAAAATTCTAAAATAAAATATTTTATAATAATATAAATATGAATCCAGATCAAGTCAAATTCTCAAATTCTCCCGTTGAGGCAACTGCTGCCGATTCAGAACTCGTAATTTTCCGTTCTGAATTAAGCGAATATAATCCTTCCTCTAATAAATTCGTAAGAATTAATCTTCCAGTCGCTGATAAAGCTTGGATTGATTTCTCTGATACAACTATTTCTTTAAAATTAACCAACAGAAGTCATAACACTAATTCCGCTTCCACAACAACAACAAAAGTAAAAACTCAATTATCCAATTTAATTAAATCCGTAACCTTTTTAAATAGTCAAGGAGAACAAATTGAATATATTAATAATTATAATTTAGTAAATAACATTATGGACGATTACATGGTTTCAGCAAATCATAAAGCAGGAGTTCAGCAAATTCTCGCCGGTGGTTCAGCTGATGGAAACCCAGATTCTGCTCTTGAAATTGCTGGTTCAGCAACAACTGCTGAGGCAGATGGTGGTTCATTAACACTTGTTGATACTCTAATGACCGGTATTACAAATGCTGGCGTTATGCTTCCATTAGGTTATTTGGTAGGACAGAGCCCAGCAATAATTTTAGAATTAGAAGATCCTAACACCGCTTTAAAAATAGCAACAGCAACCAACGCTGTTTGTGCTTACAAAGTAAGCGATGTGCAGATACGAGCAAAACAAGTAAGATTTTCTTCAACTTTCAATATGAATTTTGAGGCTCAACTCCAAGAAGCAGGTATGGCTGGCTTAAATTATATCACAACTTCTTATTTACATAATCAAGGACAAATCGCTAATGGTGTTTCAGGTTTACAGAATATTCCATTCAGTTCTAACCCAAGATCCGCCCAATATATTCTCGCTTGTATTAGAAAAGAAACTGATGTAACTGCAATTGATAAATATTCAATTGGAACTCGTGTTTCTGGTGGTTTAGACCAATATTCTTGGGAAATTTCTGGTAAGCAGTATCCGTCGCAACCAATAGATCTCGCCAATACTAATTACGCACAAGGTTTCTCAAATGTTTTAGATGCTCTTGGTGCTATTGGTGCTGTTAATAGAAATACATTAGTTTCTGTATCTGGAACTAACACATTATTTTATTCAGCAACAGAAGACACCGCTTCAAAATTCGTCGCTGCTTTACCATTAGAGGACTTTAACTCTTCAAGTAACCCATCAGTATATAGTGGCGCTAATTTATCAGTTGTCGGGCAAATGGCGTTCCGCCCAAAACTTTCAGGAGCAATTACAGGAGCTCATCGTGTAGATTTCTTTACTGCTATTGATATGTCGCTTCATGTAACCGCTGACGGCAGAATGTATAGTGTTAAATAAATTATTTAATTAAAAATAAATAAAAAAAATTAAAATATATTAATAAAATATATAATGGCGATTGGATACTCAAACATAGACGCTCTCAACACAAGACCCCAAGCATTAAGATTAAATGATATAGCAACAACAAGAATAGGATCTAAAAAAAATTATATTACACAAAACCAGACAAATATTCCAGTAGTAAAAGGCGATGCTGTTATAGCAAAAAATTTCACATATAAAAGGAGATTTTCTTAAACCACCACCCATTTTTTATAGATAATCAACTTTATATTTTTTTTGTTTTTTTAAAGTATAGATGAATAAATATATTTTAAAAAAATCAAATAGAAAAGATAAAAAATACATGGTTCTAATTGATAATAAAAAAGTTCATTTCGGGCAGAAAGGATTTACTGATTTCACAATAAATAAAAATCCTGAAAAAAAGAAACTATATATTAGTAGACATAAGAAGAGAGAGAACTGGAATAAATCAGGAATAGAAACTGCTGGATTTTGGGCTAAACATATTTTATGGAATAAACCAACATTAAGAGAATCAATTTCTGATACTGAAAAAAATTTTAATATAAATATAATAAAAAAATAAATAAAATAAAATAAAAATAATACTATAAAATATATATAATGGGATTATTTGATAGTATTGTAAAATCAGTACCTAAAATTATTACAGGAAAAGTTGTTAGAGATGCCGGAAAAAAAATTATAAAAGGAACAACAAGAGGAATTCCTAAATTAGTAAAAGGAGTAATCCGAACAATTCCAAGACAAATCGCAGAAAAAGCAGGAGGTGTTAAAGTTTTAAGTTCTGCCGTTAGAGGTGTATTAAATACGCCGTTAACTAACTCTCAAATTAAAAATGTTTTACTGGCTTCATATACTGCCGGAGCAAGACAAGGAGCAAAAGGTCAAGCATTAAAAGAGTTAGGTGTTCTAGCAAAAGCAACAAAAGGAGTAAGAAATTTATCTCAATTACAATCTGCACTAAATGCTTTGAAAACAGGAGCACAAGCAGAAAGACCTTTAATGAAAAAAGTTTTATCTGCTGTTCTTAAAGGTAGTAAATCATTATTAGGAACTGCTGTATCGGGTGCTGACGATGTAGCAAGAGAAACTGCTAAAAATTATATAACAGGAGAATTAGTATTAAAAGGTTTAGGTGGATTAACAGCATTAGGAGGAACGGCGGGGGGGATTGTTTTAGGAAATAAAATATCAAAAGATTTAGATAAAAAATAAATAAATAAAAAATAAATAAATAAAAATTATTATATTTTAAAATAATATATAAATGGGATTATTTGATAATGTTAAAAATACAATTGGCGGATCATTAACTGAATTAAGAAAGAAAAAGAAAATATCATTAGATAATTTACAAAAAGAAATTGGAGATTATTATTTAGGAAATAAAAAGAATGCTATTTTAAGAAATGCTTTTAAACTATCAACTTCTAATGATACTATGTCTACATTAAAAAAAAAAGTAGAAAATAAAATAATGGATGATGCTTTTAAAATGGCTAAAAAATATGATAAAATTGGAGCTTTCAGACCAATTGGAATGGTGGCTATGAAACAAGACCCGAATAGATTAAAGAAAAAAGCTACTGGAATATTTAATAAATTGAAAAAGGGATTACCTGTGAAAGAAATTGAAAATATTTTAAAAAAAATTAAAATATCAAAAGTAAATAAAAAAATGTTAAAGTAATATATATAATGGAAAACATATCCAATATAAAATTAAAAAAAGCATTATCTTCAATTAAAAAAGATATTAATAGTAAATTAGGTCCTATCTGGAAATTAGATAAACCTAAATTAATAAATAAATTAAAACAATTAAATTATAAATATGATCCAAATAAAAAAATTTTATATACTGATTCTATGATAAGAAAACCAAGAAAAATATATTTATAGATTTAGTTATAATGTAAATCTTCAACATCTATATCTAATAATTCTGATACTTGAATGGATATAACTCCTCTTGTTAATTCTATTAAGTGCAGGTCGCTATGTTCGTCAGCATATTTAACTAAACCATATAATGAAATTATAAATTTTTTTAATTTAGCAATTTCGTCATTTTTTTCTTTCATTCTATTTTTAAAATCTTCGCATATATCCAAATATTCTTTTTCATTACTCATGCTTTATAATATAAACAAACATTTTAATTTTATAAAATAAATCAAAATATGTTTAAATTTAGTCATAATATAGAAAAAACCCCAACTATGATAAAAAAACAGCATTTTAATCTAAATATGACTAAATTTAAACATAAAAATTAATTTTTATTCTTAATTATTATCATTTTATAGTTTTATTATCATATTTATATTTATAATCATAGTTAGATTTTATTTACCAACTTCTTTTTTGGCGAGTTCGTGTGCTTGTTCAAAACAAAATCCTTTTAGCATTAATTTTTTCATTAGATCTAAATGTTTTTTAGTATGGTGTTTAGAATGTGTTTTCATTAGTTCTTTTTGTCTAACTGATAAAACCTTTTTAGGTTTAAAACTTGGTTTCATAGTTGTTGTTTTTCTATTTCTCATTCCTGTTGTATAAGCCATTATATATTATATAATTATAATTTATTCCAAAATATTCTTTTTCCTTTTTTTTTTAATTCTAATGCTTTTTTAATTTGTGTTTTATTATATTCTTGTGCGAGTGTTGGTGTTTCTTTATTAACTCTTTTTGTAGGGCGACATATACTGGGATTTTTACCTTGTAATTTATGTCTTTCTCCACAAGCAGGAGCATCTTTAATAGATTTTACTTTTCCTAGTATATATGGAGTTAAATTTTTCCATTCTTCTTTATTCCATTTATCAGTACCTGAATTTTTTTTTAATTTTTGATTTATTTTACCACCTAATTTTTTATATGTTTCTAATAAAAACATACTTTTATATGCTGAATGTTTTTTATAAACTTCATCTGCTTTTTTTTTAGCTTTATTATAAATTGCTTTATCTAAAAATTTATTCATTAATATATAATTAATATTTTATTTTATTTTATTTTATTATAGTATAAAATGGGATTATTTGGAAGTATTAGAAAAGCATTTAAAAAAGTAGAAAAAGGAGTAAAGCGAGGAACTGAAAAAGTAGTAAAAGGAGTAAAAAAAACTGCTGATGTAACTAAAAAAACATTAGAAAGAGAATTTGAACCAAAAGCATTTGATAAAGGATTTAGAAAAGGTTTTCAAATACCAGCGGATATAATCATGGAGCCCCAGCGGTTCGTGGAAAGAAATGATCCATTATATAAATATGCCGGAGGATTTAGTCCTATATCGTTCGCCTCTTCTATCTTAACTGCTCCTTTAACTTCAACAGGAACTTTAATGAAGTTCGCAGTTAATAAAGATATGCAGAAAAAAATTAGACAAGGAGATCCAGATTCTATAATAGATTTAGCGACTGCTCCATTAGGATTAATTCCAATAGGTGGAGGAGCAGGAAAAGCAGTTGAAGAAGTAGGGGAAACAGGAGTAAAAACAGGTGCTAAACAAGTAGCAAAAGTCGGTGCTAAAAAAATAGGAAAAAAAGCAGTAAAGACAGGAGCAAAATCCGCTTTATCTAATGTAGCAAGAAAAGGAGTTTTTGATGAAAGATTATTAAAAATAAAACCAATAAAAGATATTCCAAAGCAAGGTATAGTTAAACAAACATTATCAAAAGCAGAAAGATTAAAACAAGCCAAAGGTGCTTTCAAACAGGCTTCAAAATTAGGTCAATCGGTTAAAGGATTATTTTAATTTATAATAATATTTATTCAGTTTACATAAAATAAATAAATAATTATTTTTTTTATGTTATATTTAATTATATATAATACATGGTTAAGATGAAGGTTGAGAAAAAAGAGAAAAAAAATAATCTTAAAAAAGGAATTGTAAAATCAGGAGATAATAATGATATTAGAGAATTAAAAAAGATTTTAAAAAAATTAACTATAAAATATTTACAAGGAGAAGAAAAGAAACTTCCCAAAGAAAAATATTCAAAAGTAAAAAAAAAGTTTATGGATAAAGTAGATACATTAGATGCTATAAATGATTTAAAAAAAGCAATTAAATTATTAATCAGAAAACTTGGAAAATCAAAAGAATTAGATGAAATTAAAGACACTTTAAGACAAATTAAAGATAAACCAGCACCACAAGCACCAGTAAGCGGAGGCGGTGGAGCACCTGTTATTACAATAACTCAACCACCAGCTCAATCTGCACCGCAATTTTTACCATTTCCATTTCAAGGTGGAAGAGAATTTTCAGGATTTACACCAGAAGAAAGTAAAAAAGAAACAGAAGCAGAAAAGAAATTAAAAGATTTAGAAAAGAAATTAAAAGAAGACAAATTGAAAGAAGCCTCAAAAAAACAAAAAGAAAAAATAGATAAATTAAAAAAACCAAAACAGAGAGATCCAAAAGAAAAAAGAGATTCTCCTCCAACAGGTCCTGTTGAAAGATTGAAGTTAACACCACGAGAATTTTATGATTTATGGACTCCGCCTTACATGTCTTTTGAAGATTTTATAGAACAGGATTTAGATGCTATGAATGAAGATAATGAAGAGGATGGAATAGAGCCAATTTCATTAGAAGATTATATTCAAATGTTAGAAGATGATAATTTTAATATTGATCCAGAGGGTATAGGAGCAGATGGGTTTATAAAAGATGAATATATAAGAGAACAATTCCCAGATATTTATGATAATCATTATGGAACAACTACAATTCTAAACGACGATGGAACTATTAAAGGTAATGAAACCATAACTATTCGTGATAGAGTTAAAAAAGCAAGAGAAGATATAAAAGCAGCAAAGAAATTTAATAAATTATTGAAAGATAAATATAAAAAAGCAGGTAGAGGTACATTAAATGCCGAGGATTTAGTTGATGTAATGGAACAAGCACCAGAATTTTTAGGTAATATTAAACATTATTATGATGAATATGTAACGCCAACTTTTGAATATATACAAGAAGAACCTATTGAAAAATTAAAAAACATAACAGCGATGATTGGGGCAGTAAAAGCAGGGATAGAAGTTAAAAGAGCATTAGTTTCAGGTTTATCCATGTTTAGAGAGAGATTTAGAAGACCACCTCCTCCGGATAATAATGATAATAATGACGATACTCAACCTCCTCCTCCTCCTCCTGATATGGGGGGCGGTGGTGGTGGTGGCGGTGATAGTAGAAGAAGACCAACTCCTCCTCCTCCTCCTCCAAAAGAAGATGAAGATGAAGATGAAGATCCTGAACCAACAACTGAATTTGATACTGCAAATATAATTAATGAATTATCAACTGGAATAAGTATTCCTTCCGCTTCTGATATTTCCGTTAGTGAACCAGTTGTAACTAATATGCCTTTGACTGATAGAATTTATGGTGTTGAAATTCCAAGAGCAACAAGTTTAATGACTGCTGGAATAGCTATGCTTGGGGCTGCTTCTGCTTCTGGTTTATTAACAAGAAGACTTCCAACGCCATTTCAAGAACAAAGATATAATGATAGACTTCAAAGAATTTATGAAGAAAGTTATGCCGATTTACAAGAACAACCAGCAACCGGAATTGGTGCTGATCCAAGAAGATTATTAGAATTTGAAGAAGCATCAAGAAACAGGAATGAAGATACTTTGGATTTATATAGAGATAGAATGAGAGCAGATATTAGAAGTAATACTGAAAGAAGAGTAACAGAAGAAAGATTAAGACAAGAAATTAGAAGTAATACTGAAACAAGAGCATTAGAAAGAAGAAGATTAAGAGAATCAGGAAGAGAAAGAGATGCTCGTCAAGATTTCGGCGAAGTTTTAAGAAATCAACGAGCTTTAAGAGATGAATTAGTAGATAGGCAAAATATGCCTCAACCCATGCCTCAATCATTAAGAGCTAATAGAGGAGAAGGATTACAAGATAGATTCAGTAGACCAGCAGGAAGACCTCCAAGAAATAGTAAATGGGACGGAGAAACCGGAAAATATGTTCCTCAATTAGATCCACAGCAAGTTACGCTGGATACATATTTTAGAGCACCACCTCAAATGGAGCAGGTAGTGGAGGATATTGTCGTAAGTGGAGAAGGACCTCCAAGAGTTGAAATAGAACCGGTTGAAGAGGAAGAACTTGGAGGAGGAATGGAATTAACACCACCAACTGATGAATAGATTTTACCTAATTTTGGATAATCAATAATAATATTTTCTCCACTTTTAGGGGACTTGTTTTTTTTTGTAAAAAAAATATAATATATATATAATAATGAATGATATAGTTCTTAAAGAAAAATATAATTATATAAAAAGACAACCTTTGGAAATTGTAATAAGTAGTAAAACAGGAACAAATATAAGTACATTAGACGGACATAAATTTTTTACATTAGAAACAGAAATAGTAGCAAGAAAAGATGAAAAAATATTATTATATTTAAAAAAAGCATTTATTCCATTTTCATTTTATACATTATCAGAAACTCAAAAAAATAATAAATTAGATATTCAAGAAGTTCAACTAGACGGAACAACGAATGATTACACAATAACAATTCCTGACGCTAATTATAATATTAATCAATTATTAAAACAAATTAAAACACTCATGGAAACAAGTTCAACATTTAATTTTAAATATAGTATAACATATGATGAACCAACAGCAAAAGTTCATTTTTTAATTAGTTCTGGAACTAATATATTAAAAACAATTTTAAAATTTAATACTGGATCTAATAAATTAAATTCTGTTGATAATATTTTGGGTTTTACTGATAGTGCAGATTTAGAATTTACATCAACAACAGAATTAGTATCAACAAATATAGTTGATATGGCTGATGGACTTGATTCAATCCATATTAAATCAAATTTAGTAGGCGATAATATACAATCAACAAGCGAAGATGGAAGCGAATTATTAATAGTTCCAATTGATAAAGAACCTAATTCTATATTATATTTTGATGAAGGTTCTAATCCTTTTAAACATTTATTAAGCCAAGAAAGTATAAAGAGAATTGAAATTAAAATGGTTGATGGAAATAATAATGTAATTGATTTTAATAATGTTCCATATACTTTAATATTAATTATTGAATTTTTATTTAATCCTAATCAAAGTTTATCACAAGATAATAAAAAATTAGAAACACAAGATAAAATTAATAAAACAATAGATAATAATTTAAAATTAACAAAAGCCATTTTAGATGGTTTGAATAATAAAAAAGATAATATAAAAAAGAAAAACTAAATTTTATAATATACATGTTTATTTGTAATATAATAAAACAAAAAATAATATAATAAATATATAGGTTAATATGAAAATATTAGAAAAAGAATCTAAAATAAAAATTAATGGTGCTAAAATGGATACTGCTGATAGACCTAAAAATTTATCTAAATTTTTAAATTATGTAAACTTATCGCTTATTATAGGTCTTCCTGCAAGTGGGAAAAGTTCATTAATAAGGCAATTATTAATGGGAACAAGAGATGATAATTTATATAATGATGTTTTTCATAGTGTTTATTATATATCGCCAAGCGATACTATGAGTTTAAATCTTCCAGAAGATAAAAAGATAATATTAGATCAAGATCCTTTGGAAGAAATTTTGGAGAATATTTTACAAAATGAAAAAGATTTAGGAGAAGAAGATGAACCACATCATGTTCTTATAATACTAGATGACGCTGTAAATTTCTTAAATACAAGAAAACAAGCGATGAAAACTTTTAGAAAAATGGTAATGAATGGTAGGCATATTTTAGGTAAGCATAGTAGTCTTCAAACTTGGTTGGTTTCTCAAAAAATAAAAAGTATTCCTTTAACAATTAGAAGTCAAGCTAATCAAATATGGTTTTTTAATAGCACAAAAGCAGAAAAAGAAATATTAAGAGATGAATACACAGGATTAGATAAAAAAGAAGCAAAAAAATTATTTGATTATGTATTTAATAAAAAACATAACTTTTTATTTATTAATTTACAACTTCCACTTAATACAAGATACTTTAAAAATTTTAATAGATTAATGATTGTAGATGAAGAGGAGGATTAATTTCAACTCACCTAAAATTGGATAATCAATAATAATATTTTTTCCACTTTTAGGGGATTTAATTATGAATTAAAATCTAACTATATTATATATAAATGGATTTATTGAATTTGTATAAAACACAAAAACCAAATGCTTCTGATATAACTATTAAAACATATATTAGTAATATTAAAAATTTACATAATTTAATTAAAGGAAATAAAGAGATTAATGATTTAAATTTTTTAGAAGATTTTGAGAATGTTAATAATGCACTTAAATCCAAAGTTAATTCTACTATAAAGAATTATTTGGTTTCTGTAATAATAGCATTAGGTTCTGATAAAAAATATGATAAATTAATAGATAAATATAATAATAAAATTAAACAATTACAAGAAGAAATTTTAGATCAGTATGATAAAAATGAAAAAAATGGTAAACAAGAAAAAAATTGGATAAATCATAATGAAGTTTTAAAATTATTAAGAAAAATGAAAAAAGAAACGAAAGATTTATTTGATAAACCAAAAGAAGATTTAACAACAAAAGAAAAAGATTTAATTCAACAATATCTCGTTATTTATTTATATTCAGGGAAAGATTTTCCACCAGTAAGGAATGACTACGCCGAAATGAAAGTAGTTGATGAAACAGAAGATTTAAAAAAAGATAAGAATTATTTATTAATCAAAAAAAAAGGTAATCCTAAATTTATATTAAATGAATTTAAAACAGCTAAATATAAAGGAGAAAAAGAAATAGATATAAAAGATATTGAATTAAAAAAGTTAATTAATAAATGGTTAAAAATTACTGGTGAGGATTATTTATTATTAAATTTAAAAGATAATTCCCCTATGACTGCTAATGGAATTTCTAAATATTTAAATAAAATTTTTCAAAAACATTATAAAAAAAATATAAGTACAAGTTTATTAAGAAGTATTTATATAACAAGTAAATATAATAACCCTAAAATGACTATTGAAGATAAAAAGAAACTTGCTAATGATATGCTTCATTCTAAAAATGTAAGTGAATCAGTTTATAATAAAATTGATTAATGGAATGTTTCAGAAAAACAAAAATTATCTCCGTCTAGTTCATAATATTCTGTATTTAATACAATTTCATAATCTGTTTTTAGTTGATAATTTAGAGATAAATAAATTTTTCGTCCGTTTTCTGTTTCAATATACATTCTATTATCAGCATCAGGGTTTATCTTAACTTCAAACATACCCATATGAACCTTCTCTCCTTTTAATAGTTTTCTTCTCATATTATAATATTTGGAAACTTTAACCATAATTCCTCTAATCAACATGTATATTATATGTTTAGATTTTTTTTATGAATTAAAAACTAAATATGCGAAAAAAACCAAAAATTATTTTCTATGTTAATTATATATGAATACTGATATTAGTGATTATTTTGAATTAAGAGATATTCCAGATTATAATGGAAAATATAAAGCGAATAGAAATGGAAATATTTGGAGTTGTAGATTAAAACGATTTATGAATTTTTCTATTGATCCTTGCGGATATTATATTGTTGTTTTATGTGGAGTAACTAAAAGAGTGCATAGATTAATTGGAAAAACATTTTTAACTAATGAAAATGATTATCCTTTAATAGATCATATTAATCAAGATAAAAAAGATAATCATATTAATAATTTACGATTTGTTCCATATTGGGTTAATAATTTAAATAGAAATTCAAAAGGAGTTTATGAAAAACCTAATGGGAAATATTATAGTATATGTTGTAATCAATTTTTAGGAACATTTGATAATTATGATGAAGCTAAAAATTGTTATGAAAATAAAAAGACCGAATTACTGAAACCTTTTGAAAAAAATATATTATAATATATATAATGATAGAAGCGGAAGTAGCTAAAATAGTTAATCCTAATAAATATAAAAAAAATACTTATAATTTATTATCAAACATACAAAAAGAAGTTTTGGGGAATAAAAGAACTTTAATCAATATGAATAAAAGTAAAAGAAATCAAACATTAGAGAATATTCCAAAAATTCTCCCATTTAAAAAATATATATAAAATTAAAATATTAGATTAATATATACATGGTTTCATATATTTATGAGTATTTATATCCAGAAGATGTTGACTATGCTAAATTACAATTATATTTTTATAATGATAAATTAAGACAGATTGAAAATGAAAACATTAATGATAATACAAAAGCATTAAAAAAAAAAAGAGTTAATTTTGTAATCAATTTAATAAAATATGGTTATGGAATATAAAATAATTTTATTTTTTATATATACATAAATTATATAATGGGATTATTTGGAAATATAGGTTCTGCAATTAAAAAAGGAGTTAAAACAGCAATTCCAAAAGTTATTAAAGGAGTTAAAGCAAACATTCCTAAAATTGTTTTAGGATTAAAAACAGGAGCATCTAATGTAGCACAACAAGCAAGAGCATTAGGAGGAATGGCTAAACAAGCAGTAAGTAATTTAATAAGAGGTCCTCAAATATCAACAAAAGCGGGGACATTAATCAGTAGTAAAACAGGAGAAGGTTTAACAAGAGGTATAAGAAATATGAGAATTAATCCAAATGATATAGGTACAAGAACGGCAGCAGATGTTTTAAGGCAATTTTAAATCACCTAAATTTGGATAATCAATAATAATATTTTTTCCACTTTTAGGGGACTTGAAAATTAAATTAAAAATATATAATAAAATATATGAAAAAGAAAGAAAAAAAAAGAGTTTTAAATGAAAAACCTAAAATTAAATTAAAAAGAACAATAGAAAGAGAACATACTGAAAAACCAGAAGAAGAAGAATTAGAATCAGAAGAATTAAATGATTTTTTAAGTAGAGATAATATTGAAAATAGATTTAATAAATAAAAAAATTATATATTAGATTAAATTATTTAAAAAATATCTTATATATATATATAATAGAAATGGTCGGCGTTAAAAATAGAATGAAATTTGAAAAAGATACTCCAATAGAGGAGAGAGATCTACATAGAAAAGAAAGAGATTTAAGGAATCATAAAATAAAGTATTGGAGAAAGATTTATGGATTTGATTTAAAATTTGAAGATTATGATGAATTTAATGCAATATCAAAAAAAGTTAATAAAATTAAAAATTGTATTGATGATTTTATAAATTTTGATAGTAATAATAGAGATGACCTTATATTTTACGGACAAAATAAATTTGCTTTTGATTTATGTTTACCTCATTATGATTATATTTGTAATTTACCAAAAATTGAAACATGTAATTAAAAATTTAAATATATAGATTAATTAATTTTTAATATATAGATTAATTAATTTTTTTTTTAATTAAATTTATTTCCCCTAAAAATGCCTAAAATATGATATTGTTTATATCCACTTTTAGGGGAGATGAATTTTAAAATATAATTTAATTTTAATTTAATATTAATTTAATATATAATAAAAAAGTATTTAAAAAAAAAAATCTCATATATATATATAAAATAAAAATGGCTGAATTAAAATATAATAATATAATAATGGAGAATAGTAAAACTATTTTTAAGACCTTCTTCAAAGTTCCTATTGTAAAAAAACAAAAATTCCCTCCTATTGTGATTAAAAAAGAATTTAGAAAAGAATATTTAAATGTTGAAATGGATACTGGTTTTAATAATGTTGGAACACAGGATAAATGGGTTTCTTATCAAACCCTTTATAAATGGTGCGATGAAGACGAGAAAAATATTGTATCAGGATATAGTAATTTAAAATTTGATAATAAATATGATTTAAAAAAGATTAATTATGGAATTCTAACTGGTTCTAAAAATAATATTCTTGTAATTGATTTAGATACTTCAAAAGATAAATGGATAAGTATGGGAAATAATCACCCATTCATTATTCATTATTGTAAAGTATTTGATATTAAACCTTGCGAGAATTTTTATGATACTATTGAAACAATAATATATAAATTAAATACTTTTTCTGTAAAAACTCCTTCTGGTGGATTTCATATTTATTTTAGAATAGAAAAAAATAATATTAGACCTACAAAAAATTCTAAATTAGAATTGGATATAAAAGCAGAAGGTGGTTATGTAGTAGGTTTTAATTCTACAACTGAAAAAGGAAAATATGAAGTTTTTACTGATATATCAATAAAAGATATTACAGAAAATGAAGATAATTTTTTAGATATTGTTTATATTTATGATAAATCACCTGAAAAACAAAATAAAATTTTACAATCTAAAAAGAAAAAAAGAAATCTTCTTAAAAGACCGGTTGATATGAGTTTATGGGAATATAATATGAATGAAGAAATATTTACAAGCATTAATATTGGAATTAAAAAACACCAAGATAAATTTTTTAATAGTAAAGATAAAGATTATCAATATGATAATTATTTTAAAATTACAACATTTTTTAAAATGTTTAATAAAAAAGATTTATGGGTTGAATATTCTAAAAAACATAATGGATATGATAGTGCAGGGAATAATAAATTATGGGATAATATTAATATTGAAGAGGTAAAAAACAAATATCAGCCTCGTTGTATTGTATCATGTATATTATCTATGGTTGGGAAAATGTATCTACTTCCACTTATTAAATATAGAAAATTAACTGAAAATGTTATTAAACCTGATTTAAATGTTAATTCTCAAAATACAAAAGGATTAGCAGAAGTTTTAGAATTAGATCATAATAAAAATTATGTTATTCAATCGGGAACAAGGTCGGGTAAAACATTTTTAGTTAATAAATATCACCATAGTTTAAAATCAACTCCTATATTATCAATTGTTTCAAGAACCTCATTAGCACAAGAACATCAAAGAGTATTTTTGAAAATGAATGATGAAGATGATGATAGAGATTATATTAATTATGCTGATAAACGAAAAGAAAATTTATATCAATATGAAGGAAATAATCTTATAATTCAAGTAGATTCATTAAATAAAATTCAAAATTACGATTTTTCAGAATATATTATATTTATTGATGAACTTCAATCTGTTTTTGAATATTTAGATTTATCAAGCACATTAAACACTAAAAGAAAAGAAATTGAAAGAATATTTATAAAGGCGATTAAAGAATGTAAACAATTTATAGGAGTAGATGCTGATATTCAAGATTCAGTATTAGATTTTTTAAAACCTAAAATTGATAAATTCAAAGAGGTTTCTCCTAATATTAAATATGAGTTTGTAAAAAATGAATTTTGTCCTTATGAAAATATTGAAGCACAAGAAATTTATTCTTATGATGAATTATTAAGATTAATAGCACTAGAAGAAAAATTTATGGTATGTTGTGATAGTGCTAATGAAAGTCATAATTTAAAAAATAGTTTATTAAAAAAATTTCCTGATATGGCTGATACTTGGAATATTGAAACTAAAATTATTGACCGACTTTATGAAGGTGATATGGATTTAGATAAAATTGAATGTTTAATATTTAGTCCTAAAATTATTTATGGTTTAGATTCTACTATGGAAAGAAAAGTGTTCTGTCTATTCAAAGGTTATACTATCCCTGCAAAAAGTATGCTTCAACAATTATCAAGATGTAGAAGTATTGAAAAAGTATATTTTCACTTTATGAATAAAGAAAATATTGTAAATGACTTTGAATTTAATAATCCAAATGAAGTAATTGAAAGGATACATTATTTAGATAAATATTCAAATAAAATTTATGATAAAATTAAATTATCAAGAGATGAATATTATGAAGATACAAGAGAAACAACTTTAAGTGATGAATTTTATAATCATAGAATGGCGAAACATTTATATAATTATGATAGTGATAGAACTAATAAATATTATCATTTCATAAATGGTTTAAAAAAAATGAAAATTAAAGTTATTACTAATGGAATAAGTAAGCATTATAAGCAAAAAGTAAAAGACGCAAAAGAAGTAAAAGAAATGACTAAACTTGAATTAGAGGAACATTTTGAAAATAATTTAGATAAAGAAGATTATCAATATTACGAAAGAATAAATGATATTTTAAAAATTCCAAAAGAAGAATGGTTAAAAGAAGAATATAAAGAATTATTTATAAATCCACAAGCAATTCATAACCATTTGAATTTCTGTAATTTAATATTAAATACTGATAAAAACCAAGAAAAGAAATTTATGAAAAATATGAAATTAAATTATTCTGTTAATGTTTCTTGGAGTGATGAAAATAGAGTGTTATGGCTACGAAATTTAATGTTTGATTTAGGAGTTGTATCAAGTAAAAATTTAACAATTACAAAAAAATTAGATAATTATAAAAAATATCAAAATGAATATATTAAATTATTTAGAGATAGAAGTAAAGATATTGACTTTTCAAATGAAAAACAATTAACTAAAATTATTAAAAAAACAATTGAAAATTTAACCGGTGAAAAACTTTATAAAGGACAACAAAAAGAAAGAACAATAGATAAAAAAAGAATAAAATGGACTGAATATATTATTCAAGAGGATATTATTGAAAAAAATAGAAATATATTAAAATTTAGAGTTCCTTTGAATTGTGTTTTAAAAAATAATGAATGTTTATTTATAGATGATACAGATGAAGATTAAATATATATAAGTATTTAAAAAACTATTTTCTCATATATATATAATGATAGACATTAAAAAAAATATAATTGATTCTATGCTTGATATTATTGAAGAGGAAAAGTGCAACTTTAAAAAAGAGCAGAATTATATTAATATCATGAATTTATTAATGGATCAAAAGAACCAAATTGATTTATTAAGGAATAATTATAAAAGACAAAAGGAAATTATTAATCATTTAGAATATGGACTATGAGAAAATAGTCCCCTAAAAGTGGAAAACATTATAAAGTGAATTAGCCACTTTAAGGGGGGGTTTTTCTCATAACACCTAAAAACCTCCTAATCTTAAACGACTTCGCATATCTAAACCCTCATAACTATTAGTAGAAGGTTTAGGTTGATAAATAGGTTCTTCATATTCTTCTTCTGAATCTTCTTCATATACATATTTTATTTTTTTAGGTTTACTTTTTTTAGGTACTGGTTTTTGTTGAACTTTTTTAGGTTTACTTTTTTTTACTATAATTTCTTCTTCTTCATATTCTTCTTCTTCTTCCTCTGTTTCTGTATCTTCTCCATTTAACCAAGCATTTAATTCTTCATCTTCTTCATATTGAGGAGCTACATTATAAGATGAATTATAATCATCTATTTCTTTTTTTTCTTGTGGTTTTAATCCTGCTTTATTAATTTTACTTAAATCCGGTTGAATATTAGTATGTTTAGTAACAAAATTATTAGATTGAGTTTTTTTAGGTTCTTTTTTTACTGGTTCTTTTACAGGTTCTTCTTTTATAGGATCTAAACCTCCATTTTTTTTTTTAGCAATATTCTCTCTTCTTTTAGCAAGTGCTCTATCCCATGCTTCAATTTGTGCCGGTGTTCTAGGTTTTTTTGTTTTTTCAATTTTCTTATTATTAACTACTTCTGCTTTTGATTCAACTACTTCTTTATAATCATTAATATTATCATCTTCTTCATTTAAGATATTATCTATTTCAACCATTCTTATATAATATATATATAGAAAATATTTTTAAATTTTAATCACAAATATAATTAATAATAAAAAAATAAATAAAAAAATTTCTTATTGTTGTTGTGTAGCTCGTTCTGCTTGATATTCTCTGGCTACTACTTCTTCTGATATAACTTCTCTATCGCAAACAATACCCCAGCAATCAATCTTTTTACAACGGCTCATTTGTGTTCCATGAAAACAACTTGTAATTATAGTAGCCAACCCGCTTATACTAATTGTTAATACTGCAACTAATTCTGCTCCTGTTAAAGTCATTTTTTATTATATATATATGTTAATAAAATAAAATAATTTTCTTCCTTTAATATATAATGTCTAATAGAACACTTAATGGATTAGGTCAATCGGTAGAAAATAATATATATATTAATACATTAAATAATTTTACTGGTGTATTACCATTAGAAGTTTCACAAGGTTCAACGACAGATCCCGTTAATATTAGTATAAAAGGATTAAATGGATTTACTGCTGATAAACTTTTGAAGGTTAACTCTGCTGGGACAGCATTAGAATATGGTGATATTCCTACTAATAATAATCAATTAACTAATGGTGCTGGTTATATTACAGCAAGTTCTACTGATACATTAACTAATAAATCTATTAGTTATTCTCAATTAACAGGAACACCAACTATTCCAACTAATAATAGTTCATTAACTAATGGTGCTGGTTATATTACAGCAAGTTCTACTGATACATTAACTAATAAATCTATTAGTTATTCTCAATTAACAGGAACACCAACTATTCCAACTAATAATAGTTCATTAACTA